CGGATTGCGTCGGCGATGCGACGAGCCGTGCGGGCGCGTGGTTCGGTCATAGGTGCCTCCTGTGTGGCCGTCTTCACACCAGCAGTATAACATAGAATCCCCGGCAGTGAATGGCCAGATTGTAGTTGCGCATCTGGTTCCGTTGTGGTATACTCTGGTCATCGGGCAACGCGTGCCCGAAAATGGCAAGGAGACATAACCATGCAACACGTTCCTGACGCCCCATGGATCGGACGCGGACTGCCGGAACAATCGCCGATCGAGACGGAGCTGTGCGAGGAGCTCGACACGCTGCGCAGCATGATGAGCAAGATTGACCGGCGGCTGGCCCGGGCCGACGAGTCTGACGTCGCCAAGGTGGCGTCGTTGGAGCTGCTGATGGCGCACATGCTGGAACGGGTCGAGGAGATCGAGCGCGACCTGCGCAGCATTCGGTACTCCCTGTGAGCATCGACGTGATCGAGGACGGTGCTGGCTACACCGTCCTCGTCAACCACCAGCCGCACGCCGTCGGGATTGATCTGCCGACCGCGTATCGACTCGCCTGGGACATCGCACGCACGCATCGCGACACGACAGTGACCATCACGCTGCCGCCGATCTACCGCAGCATCGACTGGTACGCCTGAACCGCACGAAAGGACACCGATCATGACGACCTTCGACATCAACGACCTCGCCAGCTTCACCAGCGCCTACACTGACAACGCGCCGCAGGGCGACGGGCTGGCCCGCATCCACTGGCACAACGGCGATCCGGGCGCAAGGACTCCCGGCAGTTTCTTCCTGACGCGGCGCAACGCCGAGAACAACGGCGTGACGGTGAACGGCTCGCCGTGGCGTGAGATCACGCGGACGTTCCGGTCGGGCGAGAGCGAAGACGGCTACGAGGCACGCGCGCTGAAGGTGGCCGTGCTCGGCGTCCGGCAGTCTGACGTCGTGATCGACGCCGAGGGCGTGATGACCTACGTGGGCCGCACGCCACGCGGCGCGGCACGGCCTGCCGGCTGGTCCCTGTACGTGGAGATCCTCTGCATGGCGCAGGGGCTCAACCAGCCCGTCGTGTGGGCCAGCAAGCGCATCAAGACGAGCATGGCCATGATGACCATGCTGCGCGCCTACCGCTTCGAGCTGCTGGACCAGGTGAAGCAGGAGAAGCGGAACCCGTCGATCCCGTCGTGGGCGTTCTGGCTGCCGATTCGCGGCGAGGTCGACGCCAAGCGCCAGCCGGTGTACGAACGCACGAAGGGGGCGCCGGTGACGCCTCCGCGGTTGATCCTGCCGGAGGGCGACGCGCTGACCATGGCGCGTGGCCTGTACGTCGGCAAGCAGCTGCTCGAGATCGGCGAGGAGCTGCGCAAGGAGTACGACGGCTGGCTGAAGGCGACGCCGGCAGACGCCGCGCCGCCTGCGGCTCCGTCGCACAACACGCCGCAGCCGATCGGCGATGACGATCTGTCGTTCTGATAAAAAAGTGCGCCCAGCGATGCGCCGATAATTTGATCGGCGCATCATCACAGGAGACTGACCATGGAACTGAATCGAGTCGCACTCGTGTCCGCACTCAGCAAACTCAAGCCCGCCGTCGGTGGCAAGACTGGCCAAGCCGTGTTCACGTGGCTGCTGATGGCGCCGGGACCGCACGGCCTGACGCTGCGCACGTGTAACGAGCATCTGTCCATCGAGATCGAGATCGCCGCCACCGATCCCATCGCCGAGCCGGTCGCCGTCGTGTACCAGACGCTCGCTGACGCCGTCGGCGCGATGTCGGACGCCACGCTCGTCCTTGACGTGATCGGCACCGCCCTGGTGCTGCGCGGCCAGCACGCCGAGGTCGAGCTCGAGACCCTCTCTGCCGACCAGTACCCCGATCCGCCGCGCATGCCCAGCGCGCGCGACATCACGACGATGGGCCGCGACGGCTGGATCGACCTGCTCGCCATGATGGCGCCGGCAGCCGCCAAGGACAGCACCAGGCCGATGCTGGCCAGCGTGCTGGTCGGCGAGCACGCGGTCGCCGCGGCCGACGGATACCGCGCCCACATGTCCGGCAGCACCTACGGCAGTCACGTGCTGCTGCCGCCGACGATGGTCGGCGCGCTGGTGACAGCGCTCAAGGGCGCAGGCGAAGGCAGCTACACGCTGCGCGCCGGCGAGTTCTGGGCCGCGATGACCATCGGTTCGGCGACGATCAGCGGTAGGCTCGTCGCCGGCACCTACCCGCAGCTAGGTCGCATCATCGAGCCGCTGGCGAAAACGAAGGCGCCACGCGCCACGATCACCATCAAGGTGATGCTCGAGGCACTCAAAATCGCGATGGCGCTGCGCAGCGAGCTGGCCATTGTGCGCCTGCAGCTGGAGGGCAACGAGTTGACGCTCAGCGCCAAGCCGGCAACCGGCGCGTCGAAGGCGCTGGCGCGTGTGACGGTGGCCGGCGCCGATCACGCCGACTGGCAGATCGCCGTCAACGGCGCGTACCTGCGCGACGCGCTGAACGCCATGGCGATCGTCGGCACCATGTGCCAGCTCGTCGTGATCGACGGCAAGACGCCGCTGGGGCTGAACAACGGCGAGGCATGGGCCGTGGTGATGCCGATGACGGTAGGTGCGACATGAGCGACGATCTGTTCCCGCCCGAGACGGCGCCGATGTTCGGCGCCTCGCGGCGCGCCCAGTGCGTGGTGTGCAGTCGCGTCGCGCTGCTGCCGTACCCGACCATCGAGCTGTGCGGTCCCTGCATCGACGACGAGGACGCGCAGCTGGTACGCGCGCAGCGCGGCTACAACGACCTGGCCGAGCAGATCAACGCGGCCAGCCAGGAGTGGTTCGCCATGGTGGTCGAGATGCCGATCGAACAGACCGAGCGCTGGCTGCGCATCGTCACGGCCATCATGCTCGGCGAGGATCTGCACCGCATCGTCGCTACGCTGCGGCGCTACCCGGTGCTGCAGCCGTATCACGAAGGCCTGCTGCGCTGGCGCGCCGAGACCGCGCTGCACGACAGCTCGCTGCAGCACTACCGCACGATCATCAGTGAGTACGGCAGACTACGGGAGGTGCGCGGTGGATGATAGCGAGATCCTCGCCAGGTGGCTGGCGGGCGAATCGGTGCAGGGTATCGCCGACCGCGCCGGGCTGACGCGCCAGCGCATCGCCCAGCGCGTCCTGCGGGCCGCGGCGCGATCGGGCGACGACTGGGACCAGATGCTCGCCACACGCGCTGTGCGGCGCGAGGATCGCCGCAGGACCGTCACGGCAGACCAGCTGCGCGCCATGGTGGTGCTGCACACTGCCGGCCTGAGCCAGCGCCAGATCGCCGAGATCGTCGGCGTCAATCGGGCGACGGTGCGCAAGGCTGTCGAAAAAAAGCTACCCAGCGATGCTTGACGTTGACGACCTCGGCAGCTGGGCGCTCACGCCGTACCGGCGCGTGCGCCCAATGCGCCGCGTGCCGACCGATGCGGCAGCACTCGCCGCCATCGCCAGCTACGTGGCTGGCGGCGAGACCTACGCGGCAGCCGCGCGCCACTTCGATCTCGGATACGATCAGATCCGCGCCATCTGCCGAGCCGCTGGCGTGCGCAGCGACCAGGCGCAGCGTACCGGTCGCCTCGGCGAGGCAGTGCGGCGCCGCATCGCCAGCGCCCTGCTGGCAGGCCAGTCGGTATCGGCAGTGGCGCGCGCCACCGGTGTCGGCACCGGCACGGTCTACAAAATCCGGCAGAATCTCCGGGATTCTGGAAAACTCGTCGAAAAATGCCCCAAAAAACCCCCCAAAACCCCTTGACGACACTGTACCAGTCTGGTATATTACTGGTGTCGACGGGAAAGAGAACCCCCCGCGACAGCAGGAGACACCAGCCATGAACTTCACGAACGCAGTCGCCTACCACGCAGCCGCCCAGATCCTGATCGCCGAGCGTGACGAGTGCCTGGCAGCGATCGAGCGGGCCAATCGCATGTACGACGCTGCCATCGCCCCGGCTCGCGACGGCGACGACTCGATCCAGCGCGCCTACCTGCAGGACGGCTGCATCCGGATGATCCGCCGCGCCACTCGCGCGCTGCACGACGTCGAGGCCAAGCTTCGCGCGATGGACGAGTGACACCGACGACGACGATGACCGGGCGCCGCTGTGGCGCCCGGCACTGACCAGACAGGAGACACGACCATGACGAACGCAACCGCAACCGCCATCACCACCGCCCGCCTGACCTTCGCCATCGACATGCTGGAAGAGTGGCTCGGCTTCGCAGCCGACGCCCGCAGCGCCGACGATCGCGCCGAGTACCTGACCAAGGCAGCCAGCTGGCGCGCACAGGTTGCCGAGCTGCAGGCATCGGTGCCACCGACATGCCGCGCCTACCGCCGCGCGACCGCCATGCTCGAGGCCGCAACGATCTGACACCGACGACGATGACCGGGCGCCGCTGTGGCGCCCGGCACTGACAGGAGACACGACCATGCAAGCACCGATCTACCTGACGATCGCCGAGTTCAAGCGCAGCACCACGTACCGCCGCTGGCGCGCCGTTGACGCCCAGCTCGCCGCCGCCATCGAGGCCGGCGACCTCGAGACCGAGCAGGCGTTGTCGCCCGAGTGGGCTGAGCTGGACCTGATCGTGCAGGACGTGTACGCCGCTCTGGCGTAAAACTCAGACCACCGATGCAAGATTTACAGGAGACGACCATGAGCTACCGCAAGCACGACCAAGACATGATGATCGCCGCCGCCGCCAGCGCCGCACGCACGCAGATCGTGCCGGACCACTGCCTGATCGGGCGCGTCACCGTGACGCGCTGGGCCGCCTTCGACGACGCCATCGCCAACGGGCTCGCGGTGTCGGTGCTGGCCACGGCGCTGGGCGTCGTGCCCGGCAGCAACCGCTGGGAGACGGTGCTGATGGAGCTGCCGAGGCTGCGGCTGGCGTGGATCAAGGCGATGCTGCTCGAGCGCTGGGGCGCACTCGGCTGGCAGCAGCGCCGGCAGGGCCACATCCGTCAGGTGTCGATCAACCTGCCGGACAGGGAGGCCCGGGCGCTGTACGAGACGCTCAGCGCCACCAACCTGGACTGGCGCGTCGAGCTGTTCGTGCGCGAGTGACAACGATGCCCACCAGACGCGCCAGGAACGTTCCTGGCGCGTCGTTGTAGGGAGGTGCTACTGTGATATCCCTTGAGCCACCACCGGCCCACGTGCAGACGCTGGAGGCCGTGGACGTCTGGTGGACACTGGCGCTCGCCGGGCGCGCTGCCGAGTATCCGTGCCTCGCCGAGATCATCGCGCGCGAGAGCGGCTGGAACCGCAACGCCGTCGGCGACAACGGCGCCAGCGTCGGCTTGGGCCAGCGCCACGTGCCGACGCACGGCGCGCCGCCACAGCCGTGGCTCGTGCCCGACCAGACTCGATGGATGATGGCGTACGCCGACGCCCGATACGGCGGCATCTGTGCGGCGTGGGCCGCGTGGCAGCAGAACCGGCTCCGCTACGGCTGGGGCTGGTGGTAGGAGACACCATGATCACCGAGACACACATTCGGGGAATCCTGACGCATCTGCCGCAGTACGTCACACTGCGCACCGCACCGACCGACGCCCAGGGCCTGATCGCCGCCATCCAGCGCCGCGACGAGATGATGGCGCTGCTGTGGCGCGAGAGCCGCGCCACGCAGGCGCACTACAGCACCTATGTGTGGAGCGTCGGCTCGATGACCTGGCAGCTGACCACCAATCACCGCCGGATCAATCCGGACGACCTCACCGAGTGGCTCGTCGAGGTGCTGCTGTCGAAGCAGGACGCTTACGGCCCGCAGAACCTGCGCCGCTACGGCGTGCCCGGCATCGTGATCCGGATGAGCGACAAGGTGCAGCGCCTCGAGACGCTGCACGGACGCTTGGACTCCGGCTACGCGTTCGAGGAGGCGTACGACGACACGCTCGACGATCTGCTGGGCTACACCGTGCTCGGCCTGCACATGATCGGAGGTATGGCGTGATCGACATCATCAACCCGACCGAGGATCAGGAGCAGGCCACCGTGATCGACTGGGCGAACCGCACCAGCGGCATCGATCCGCGACGCGGCCTGCTGCTGCACGTGCCGAACGGCGGCGCACGCTCACCAGCCACCGGCGCGCGAATGCGCCGGCTCGGCGTGCGCCCAGGCGTGCCTGATCTGCTGTTGCCGGTCGCCGTGCTCCCGTACCACGCGCTGTGGATCGAGATGAAGCGCCGGCGCGGGGGATCGTTGTCGCCGGAGCAGCGCGCGTGGATCGGCGCCCTGCGCTACGAGGGCTGTGCTGTCGTCGTGGCGCGTGGTGCAGAGGAAGCGATCGAAGCGATCGAGCTGTATCTCGCCGGGAGGTTGGTATGCCTTCGGTGAGACCTCCGAAACCCCCGCGCACGTGCCGACTCTGCGGCACGCAGTACCCGCAGCAGCGCGCGCCAAAGCATGTTTGCCCGGCGTGCTTCGACGCCATCCGCGATGTTGGCGGCTTGTTCTGCACGATCTGCCTGCGGATCCGATCGCGCGTCCACGCGGGAGGGCACTCGTGGTGCGGACCGTGCTCGGTCAGGAAGCGCTCCGACTACGTCGAGAAGCCGCCACACACGTGCGTCCTGTGCGGCGCGCAATACCCGCGCGACAAGACCTCGCGGCACATCTGCCCGGTGTGCCAGCTCGAGATCCACAGCGCCGGGAACCTGTTCTGCGTGGCGTGTCATACACCGTTCCCGTGCAATCGCACCGTGGTGCGCGATCACACGTGCCCGCCATGCCGCCGCGCACGCTCGGCGAAGGCCCGCGCCGAACGCAAGCGCATCATGCTCCGGCAGACGGTCGAGGAGCGGAACGAGATCGCCATCGCGCTGGACAGCGGCATGACCGTTACGGAGACGGCGCGCATGCTCGACATCACGCGGACGCGCGTCGTGTCGGCGATCGACGCAGGATGGGCGCGGCCCGCTGTCGAGCGGTCGCTGCGCCATCGCCGACACAGCCACTGGATGCACAGCGGCGAGATCTGCGAGGCCCTCGGCTGGACGAAGTACCACTGGAAAACCCGGCGCCAGTACCTGCCGCTGACTCCGTATGGCACGCGCTGGGACGCCAGCACGCGGCAACACGTGACAGCGATCTATATCATCGAAGGGGAGCAGCTGTACGACTTTTGTGCGGACCGAATGTCGTGGATGTTGTGGCAGCTCGAGGACTGCTCGCCCGACTGGCAGCGCACGCTGGCGGTGTCACGGCCGCCCGGCAGCATCGACTGGATCTACGCTGGGCAGGCTGCCCAGATGATCGGCCTGACGCGTCAGGCGCTGTACCCGTGGTACCGCCACGCCACCATGCCACTCAGCATGGTCAGCCGCATCAGCAAGCAATGGATCTGGCCACCGGATCTCGTGGTGTGGTGCAAGCGGCGCGGCTTCGCCGTACCGGCAGAGCTGCGCGCGCGGGCAGCCCCTGTGGCTTCACCAAAAGCCCTGAGACGCGCGATGGACTGATCACCGGTATGATCGTATGGTTCAGCGGCCCACCACGTCCTCGAGGCGTGGTGGTGCTTTTTCCGGCACGACCTCGATGCTGTCGGCGATGGCGTCGTACCGTGTCTCGATGACGCGGAACTCGCGCTTGCGGCTCAGGCCATCGACGCCGATGAACGGTGCGTTGATGATCTCGATGGCGTCGCCGGCACGCACGCGGTACGGCTGGACGATCGCGCCCAGCAGGACGACTCGCGATGGCGTGAAGCGCACCTCCGGCAATGGCGTCGACAAGTAGTTCAACCTGCTGTTGGCGAACGAGTTGATGCCCAGCGACTGGGCAGCGAACAGCGAGGCATCGACGACCGTCTCGCGGACCAGCCCTACCTGGTCGATGCTATCGACGTCATCGTCGTAGTTGCTGCGCACCTTCGTGCCGGCTGGCGTGGTGGTGATCGTGTACACGCTGTTGAACAGCGTGGTGTTCATGCGGTCCATCGTCAGGCTGTCGACCTCGATCTGCCACGTAGTTTGCACGTCCGTCACTGGCCGCACGTAGAGCACGCGCTGCTCATCGACGCCCCACTCCATCAGCGTCGTGCCGTTGCCGATGGCGCACAGCTCGTCGAGGATGTCGCCTGGGCGCCGGTCCTCGTAGGCAACTGTCGCCCAGTTGCTCTCCATGGTCTGTACCTGCGCCGTGCTGGACACGATGTCGAGCGCGTTGGTATATGACGCCTGCAGATCGTTGACCTCGGCGATCAGATCGCCGACGACCTCGCTGTAGTTGCCACTGGCTTGCGTGTCGGTGCTGGCCGTCCGCGTGCCGATAACGATGTCGCGGACCTCGACAAAGAAGTCGTCGGCGGTTGTCAGCGTTAGCGACGCTGTTGGGCGCAGGCCAACGAGGATCGCTCGCGTGTTCAGCGACGCGGCCACGCTGGTCGACACTGCTGTCGTGGACGTCGCAGGCCCGACAATCGTCGCCGCCGCAGTCGTGGCCGTGGCCAGCGTCGGACCGTACAGCACCTCGAGCGTGACGTTGTTCGGCACTTCGTACTGTAGCGTCATGCGGATGGTCGTGATCGGTCGCGACGAGCCACTGGGCACCTCGTATGCCCAGCGACCACGCATCACCGTGGTGTATTGCCGTGCCTGCATCGAGACGATCAGCTCGAAGTCCGTCTTGGAACTGTTGTACAGATCCATGCGCTCACCAGTTCTGGTGATGCGCGGCTGCCACTCGGCGACGCTCTCGGTACGCCACAGCGCGGTGTACAGTGTGTCGTACATGGCGACGCGGTAGCCCAGCGCCTGGATGCGCACACTGGTGGTGCTGTCGATGCTGATGCCCGCCGCCGTCACGCGCCCCTGCCACAGCACCTCCATCCCGCGGCTAACCTGCACGTGCAGGATGTCACGACGATCGAACAAAGCCATCGCGTCACGCGGCGCAATCGTCGCCGTGTACGTGAGGTCCTTGTCCCCTCCCGTGTCGGTCGACCACTGCAGCGCCGTGATGGCATTGCTGTGATCGGCAACCTGCGAGCCCCGCGGCGATTCGTACAGGCCGATCTGGTATCTCATTGCGCCACCACTTCACGTTCGTCGCATCGCTGGGCGCCGTTTTTCATTGCGGCACCACGTACGCCGAGCGCCGGCGCACGGACCAATTTTGCGTCACGGCGACGTACTGAATCGAGCTCGAGATGAATGTTCCGTGGATCGTGCCGGTGTTCGGTGCCTGGTGGATGGCGAGGTCGCCGTAGGCCAGCGTCGCCGGATAGCGCAACGCGTCGCCGCTGGTGCGAATATCCGCTGTGGGCCGCGGCGTCACCGTCGGGCGATGGTACGTCACCAGCGCATCAGCACCGTATTTCGCCATGCTGCCGTCCAGGTATATGGCTGCGTTGTACTGACGCGGGTAGAACGCGTAGAGCGCCGCGATGTCGATCAACTCGCCGACTGGCGCCGAACCCCGTGACACACTGATCTCGATGTCGTCGAAGTTGCCGCGCAGCGGGAAGTATCCCATGTGCACGACGTAGACCTGTTCCGTCGTCGGCGATACGATCTCGATCGGCACTGGAGGTCCCTGTACCTCCCACGTCGTACCCGCCGGGCCGCGCAGTGTGACGCGCAGGACCCACGGCTCGCCACTGGTCGACACCAGCGACGTGGCCACCGTCAAGTACAGATCGAATCCTCCCGCCAGTGGCGAGCCGAGCGTCAGGCCGATGTTGGCGTTGTCGACCCCGGCAGCGGTTGACGTGAATCGCAGGTAGTTGATGTTCAGCGCCGATGCGTACGCGTACGTGCCGGGAGGCAGCGTGCCCATGCCCATGCCCGGAGGCAGTGCGGTGTAGATCGACGTGTCGCCGATCGTCCAGTCGCCATCATCTACCGAAACCGTGCCGCCGCCCGGGATGAATGTCGACGCGTCAATGGTCACCAGATCCGCTGTGCTCTGATGCATGAGCAGCAGGCCACGCACGCGCGCCTCCGGGCCAGCGACTGGCGTGAGCGACACCTCGATCGGCGACGGCACCGGATGAGTGGCCAGCGTGAACGCCGTCGTGGTCCGCGCTGCCACGGCCGACGCCGTTGCCGTCGTCGCGGCTGCGCTCGAGATCCACAGGCCACGTCGTCGCATCGATAGCGTGATGGATGAGATCTCGTTGATGATCAGCAGATCTGCCCAGTCTGCCGACAGCCCGGCGCCGCCACCGTCTGGGCCGAGCAGCGCGGCCTCGAGCACGACGCCGGAGCCCAGCGTGCTGTTGTCGATCCGGATGCGCAGCTTCACGCAGGCCACGTCCTCGCCGCGTGCCCAGCGGCGCGCCTGGTCGAGGAGGCGCACGATCTCGCGCAGATCCGGGATGGCGGTATTACCCTGCGCCGTGATGGTGATCTGCTCGCTGACGTCGTCGTACGGCCCACGCCCGCCGAGGTCGCTGATGATCGGCGGCGCTACCTGCAGTGGCCAGCCGTTGGCGGCGAGGTGCAGCGACGTCGTGCTGATCAGGTTGATCGTGGTCGTGCCGTCGCTGATCGATAGTGTTTGCATTAGATCCCTCGCGGCAACTGCGACTGCACAATACCACGACGGGCAGCTTCGTCCATGCCATCGCGGACGGCGCGCTTGATGGCGTCGATGTCGCGCGCGTCGCGGACGCTGCCGATGTTGATGACGATCGACGGGCTCGAGCCCGCTGTGACTGATGCTGAGCGACTCGTAGTCGGTGGTGGCGCTGCTGGCGCAGGAGCTGGCATGCTGATACTGCGTGTGATGGCGGCGCTGCGTGGAATCCTGATGCCGATCGCTGCCAGCGCGTCTTTTACTCCCTGCGGCAGAGTGTGGAAGGCACTGCGGATCAGTTCGGTTATCGCATCCTTGATGCGTGAAACAGCGCCGGTGATCGCTCTGATCATGCCGCCGACCAGTGTGTCGATGAGGTTCAACGCTACTTGGCCGAGACTAAAGGTCGACAGCCAATCGCGGATCCCCACAATGGCGTTGACCACAGCCGTTCTGATATTGCCCAGGGCTGGCCCGATGTTATCGAACGCACCGGTAATCGCGTTGACGATGCCGTTCTTGATCGTCGTCAGCGTTGTGGTGATCCCGTTCCACGCGCCGCTAATCGTCGAGATGATGCGATCCTTGATGTTGGCCAGGTAGCCTGTGATCCCGTTCCACGCGTCGTTGATCGTCGAGATGATGCGATTCTTGATGTTGCTCAGATTACTGGTGATACCGTTCCACGCGTCGCTGATGGCGTTGACGATGCCGGTCTTGATGTTCGCCAAGTAGCCTGTGATCCCGTTCCACGCGTCGTTGATGGTGTTGACGATGCCGTTCTTGATGTTCGCCAGGTAGCCTGTGATCCCGTTCCACGCGTCGCTGATGGCGTTGACGATGCCGGTCTTGATGTTCGCCAGGTAGCCTATGATCCCGTTCCACGCGTCGTTGATGGCGTTGACGATGCCGTTCTTGATGTTCGCCAGGTAGCCTGTGATCCCGTTCCACGCGTCGTTGAACGCGTTGATGATGCCGTTCTTGATCGTCGTCAACGGCGGACCGATTACCCCCCAGATGGCGCTGAACGTCGTCACGATGCCGTTGTAGATACCATCGACGATCAACTTCAGACCATTCTGCAGGCCTTGCCAATCGCCTCGGATCAGTGCAGTGATGGTCTGCACCACACCGCGGATGACCGTCATGAATGCACTGATCTGCTGGCTGATGTAGCGGAACACACCGATGGCGAAGTCCTGAATCTGCTGCCCATTGTTTCGCCAGTACTTTTGAATCTCTTTGAGAATGTTGTTGATCACCTTGCCGATACCGATCATCGCCGCGTTGATCAGCTGGTAGATGTCATTCCACAGCGCGCCGAGCTGCGTCGCGAGGTCGTTGACCGTGGCGATAATCTCGTCGCCGTATGTCGCCCAAAACTCCGCGATCACCTGCGTAATGGTCGCAACCGTCTGCTGAATCTGCATCATCACGCTGCGGACGACAGCGACTGCCGTGTTGAATGTCGTCTGTACCTGCGCGATGATGCGATCACCGTTCTCCTGCCACCATCCAACCACGGCTGCCGTGATGGTTTGCACCACACGCGCGATAACCTGCATGGCCGTCATGACAAACGCTTTAGCCGTCTCGAATGCGTCTTTGATCTGGATAGCCATGCCCGGATACTGTGTTGTGATGGTCTTGTACACTTTTGCGCCAGCGGCCACCACCGCGAACAGTGCGGCGACGAACGCGCCCGTAGTGGCAATCACGCCGGCAATCGGCGCGATCACGGAGCCCAGCGCAGCGACCAGCGCTACGCCGATCACTGCCACCAGCCCGGCAATGATTGGGATCAGGTTGTCCTGGACGATCTTGATGAACGGCTTCATCGCCGCGACGATCGCTGTACCCTGGCCAGCGAATTGCTCGAGGCCCGGCACCAGCTTGAACACCTCCTCGAAGAGTTGCGCCAGTGGGTCCTCGGCAGCCATGATGCTGTTCGCCACGCCCAGCAACAGATCGCTGAGCGGCAGCAGCGCGAGCGAGAACTTGTCGAAGATGAGCGCCGGAACCTCGCCGAGTGAGCCCAGGATCACGCCGCGCTCGGCCTCGGCAGTTTCGCCGAGCTCTTCCATGCTCGTGCCGGTCAGCGTCAGTTGCGACATGATCTGCGGGCCGAGGTCTTCCCACTGCGTGCCGAAAAACTCAACGCCAATTGTATTTCTCAACGTCTCGTTGTCGAGATCGTTGAGTGCCGGCAACAGCTCTTTCATGGCATCAGCTACTGAATATGTTCCAGCCTGCATACCGTATACAATGCGATTAAAGTCTAAACTTGTGAAGCCCAGCGTTTTTAATCGTTGTTCAAATAGATTAACCTCTTTCATTTCTCCTTCATCAAATATTTTAAGTGTTTTATTAGGTAACTCGCGAATGCGAATGCCGAACTCCTTGAAGGCGTCGGCGGCCTTGTCGGTGCCGAGCACGCCGCCGGCCAAGCCGCTCTCGAGCAACGAGAAGAACTCCTCGGCGGTGGCACCGCCATCGACGAACAGGTTTGAGTACTCGCCGATGCTGTCGAGGAAATCGCCGGAGGCGTCGAGGCCGCGGTTGAATCCCGACACGATGAGGTCGTTGGCTTCCTCACTGGTCAGCCCGAAATCCTCCATCAGCGTGCGCGTCGCCGCGACTGTGGCGTTCACGTCCTGGCCGTACCTGCGCGCCAGCAGCTGGGCGTCGTCGAGCACTGCGGTTAGATCGACGTCGTTGAGTCCCTGCAGAACGGTGCGCGCGTTCGATGCCTGGTCGCCGATGTTCATCAAGCCGGCAGTGACCGCAGCAACCCCGGCGCCGGCTGCGACGGCTGCGCCGGTGCCGAGTCCCGTCAGTCCGGTGTTGAGGTCCTTCAGAGCGCCCTTCGCCATGTCCTTGAGCTTGACGATGATCTCGAGCTCGGCTTTGGCCATCACCGTCTCCGTTCTGCTGCCTTGCGCTCAGACTCTTGCTGCTGGCCTCGTGCCTCGTATGCTGCCATGATCTCGTCGAGCGCGTCGGGATCGAGGTCATCGACGTCGCGCAGATCGAGGCGCGCCACGTCCATCAGCAGCAGGTTGATGTGGGCGTCGTACTGTCCGGCGCTGACCGCGCGTCCGCGAAACCGCGCACGCCATCGCGCGATCAGCTCGTTGCGTTTGGGCTTCGGCGCGCGTTGCGGTCGCTGATCTCCTGCAGCACGCGCTGCACCAGCGGCTCGCTGGCGTCGAGCTCGCCGATCGTCTCCGGCGTGCAGACCACGCCGTTGAACGACGGGCCTTGCCATGCCAGGATGTTCTGCCGCAGCAGCGCGAGCTGGTACATGCCCACGTCGATGTCGACCTCCATGGCGCGCCCGCTTGCGCCCTTCATTGTCGTTGCCTCGGATTGAACCGCCTGCTGTACTGCGACGCTCATGCGGTTCCGAATCCAGATGACGTCGATAGCCGGCGTGATCGCACCGTCAGCGACCTCGCCGTCCACGCCGATAGCTACCCTGCCTTTGGCGAACATGTCTGTGTCTCCTGCTAAAAAAAGCTACCCAGCGATGCTTCAAAATCTGACCACCGATGCTAGAGTGTGGCCGAGTCGTTGAACACCTTTATCTGGCAGTCGCTCGCCAGCGTGGCGTCGACCTGCCCCTCGATGGTCAGCTCCACGGTGCGATTGCTGTCCGCGTTGGTGCCCCACGACAGCGCCGTGAACGGGCCGTAGGTGTCGACGATTACCTGGTGTCGAAACGTCGACTCGATTGTGGCCCCGTTGTGGATCACGCGCACCTTGAGCGTGTCGTGGTTCGCCCAGTTGTCGTACTGCGTCATGTCCGGCAACTCCATCACGATCGTGGTGGTGATGCCGATCACACGTGAACGCCCAGTTGCCGCGAAGTCCAGCGTCGACGTGGCACCGCCACCCAAATACTTAAACGTGACACCAGTGCGCAGCGTATGGCTCGCGCTGACCAGGCGTCCCGTCACTGCCGTGGTGCCGATCCCCGAGCTGGTGTCGATGAACAGCGACATCATCTGGCCCGGCAGCATGACGCCAGCCGTTGCTGTTGGTGCCGCGTCTGCCGGGCTGTTTGTCGCGATCTTGCGACACTCCCCGTTGCCGGAGAATGTTAGCACGCCGTCCTCGCTCGACGCGTCGTTCGACAGCGTGGCTTCTATGAACATGGCGTAGGCGCCGATCCATTGGCGCACGTTGCTGTCGCCGAACCAGAGCGTAAAACTTTCAATGTCGTCGGCTGTGATGTCGCGGGCGAAGGCCCACTCGCGCGTGTTCGTCGCACCACCGGGCGTGGTGGCAGAGACGTTGCCGTTCAGAATACCGCTCAGCAGGAACGGCAGGATGCGCGTGTCGACGGGCCCCTCGGCGATCTCGAACGTGGCGCCGTACCGCGTCGCGACGGTGCGGTAGTTGCTGGCCAGCGTGCCGCGACTCTCGTCGGGAGCCTGGACGCTCTTCGTCGGCGTGATGCTGCCGCCGAGGTGGATCAAATGTGTTGGCGCGCTGATCGCCGTGCCGCGTGTCGACTCGACGGCGGCCAACAGTGTCTCAAAGGCTAGCTCGACGGCCATGGTGATTCCCTCCGTTTATCGTGTCCGACCGACTGTGATGCGGCACGTACCGCCGGTACTACCGCCTGCCACGATGAGCCGTACTGCCGGAACCCCCGGCTGCAGCACCGTGGCGAAGTTCGTGTTGGCTGCGAGTGTCGCTGTTGATGAGATCGTTGCGCCCTGTGCGGGATACAAGAACGCACTGAACGTTTGCGTGGTCGACTGCGTGATCACAATCGATACGCCGATGTTCGTCCCAATGTGCGTTGAGGGATGCACCGTATAGGTCATAGCAGTGCCAGCCGGAGCCACGGTTTGCTCAATGCCAATCGTGATGTTGTTGTACCCGGCGTATCCCACTGGGATCACGAAGTTGATGGTCGCACCAGCTGGGCTATACGAGCCGGCAACTGGCGCGGTGGTTCCGCCAATCAAAATGTCGTTTACGAACGACGAATCGAGCGCGCCATTGCGATAGTGGTCGCCTGTAGGCGAGGCTGCCGACATGATCGACATCACACCAGCGGCAAGCCCATTGAAGTCCGGGGTTGCCAGCGTAACTGGGATGCTATCCGCACGCGCCGATTGTCCCAGCAGTACCGCGCCAGTCGTGCCGTGCACCAGCACAGCGCCGGCATGCAGCTGGCTCGAAATCTCGATCGCGCGGATGCTTCGCTGCGTCGTGCCCGACGGCGTTGTCACGGGCTCCAAGATGTTGTAGTTGTCTGCCATGCTATCCCCTCAGCACTTTATCGTGTACCGCCGTCGTGATGTCGACGATCCGGTACTCGTTGCCGTCCACGACGATCCAGCCCGTGGCGATGCTCTCGATGGTCGCGCCGCTGCCCGCCGTGATCAGGCCCGCGAGCGTGCGGTTCGTCGAGACCTCCATGAGGTCGAGTGCCGCGCCGGTATAGTATCGCACATCGCGCTCGGCCTGCTCGGTGTCGCGCCACGACAGCAGGATCCGCGAGATCAGGCGATACCGATACGCCACCAGCCGCGTGTTGCTGCCGGCTGACGTCGTGGCGTCCGTGCGCTCCACGGTGTCCAGCAGCGTGTACAGCAGCGGCGGCGCCTGGACGGCGCGCGGCTCGTATGGCAGCGTCGCCGTGATACCTGGCATGCTGCCGTAGATCGTGTGCAGGTTGCTGACAATGTCCTCGAGACGATAGCTCACGAGCCACCTACGATCTTCTGCCCGGCCTTGTCGATCTCATCGCGGATCGGTGCCTGCGCGCGCTGCAGCGCCCACTCGAGGAATGGCTTGCGGCGATGGACCCACTTGGCGTACACGACGTTCGTGCCGACGATGCCGCGCTGACGCGTCAGCTCCACGCGCGACGTGATCGACCGTCGCAGATTGCCGGTCATCACCGGCGTGTACTCGCCGAGCGTCATGTCGCGGAACACGCGGCCGCCCATCCTGATCGGCCTCGGACGCGGGCCACGCGGCCCGGGCTTCTTCGTCTCCGCCAGCACCAGCGCCGTGGCCCGCGTGATCAGCGAGTCGAGGATCTTCTGGGCGCGCTCCGGATCGAGACGCTGCAGGAGCTTCTCGAGTCCATCGATGTCGATGCGTGTCGTCATGTCACCACCTCGCGCCACTGCATCCGCGCGCGCTGGATCACCATGCGCTGCGTGGCGTTCAGGCCGCCGATGTACGTGACTGAGCCAGCGCCCTCGACGCCCTGAGTCTCGCTGTACAAACCGCGATCGCGCTGGCGCCATGCGTTCACGGCGAGTTCCAGTGCGATCTGCTGCACGTCGGCGGGCGCGGCGCCGTAGCCGTACACCGCCGTGACGCGGTAGACGCGCGACGCCGGCCATCGGTACTCGGTGCCGGCAGCGATGACGTAGCCGTCTTCCTGCACGTAGTCGTCCGTGCTGATCGTCGTGCCCGTCGTGCTGGTCAGGGTATCGACCTCGACCACGCTGGTCACGCTGCCGTGCTGGTGCGCCGGCAGTCGCAGGTACGTCGTGCGGTAGGGCTCGGTGCGGATGTTGCGCGCTGTCGCGGCGCCGTACGTGGCGTAGGCCACCGGCAGCAGCGCGGCTTCGACCATCGCGCAGGCCCGGTCGAGGATGTCCTGCAGCAGCGCGTCCAGTGCCGGGACAACCGTCACCGACGGTGTGGTGCCGCCGGTCAAGGAGTTGGTGCCGAGCAGCAGCGGCGATGCAATCCGCGCGCTGCGCGCCGACCACACCACCAGGTACGCTCCGCCGGCGCTGCCGTACACCGACACCGGCGACGCGTCGCCCGACGTCGCGGCCACCGTCGTGATCGCCGCCTGCACGGTGGCTGGCGTTGCGTTGTAGGCGATGGCAACCGTCGCGACGCCCTGGTACGTCAGCGTGTACGTGCCGCCAGTCGGCGAGCCGGTGACCGTCACGCGCTGCGCGGCGCGATCCGGCACCTGGTCGAGGTACTCGCGCAGATCGGTAACGGTCAGGCCGAGCGCCATGTCAGTACTCCACTACCGTGAGACGAATGGTGTGCGTCGATGATCCCACGATGCCGTACAGGCTGTCGCCTGGCGGCAGATCGATGGTCAGCTCGCTGTTTTTGCTGCTCGATAGCACAAAGCCCGTGCCAGACGCTACCGTTGCGGGACCAATAGTGATGTCCTGTCCGCCGCTGGCGCTGTACAGATATATGCGGCAGCCGTTGCTGGCCGACGTGTGCATCAGCGTCGCGCTGGTCGTGATGGTGACATTCTTGCTGGTGATTGGCATATCGCCTCCGAGAAAAACGCTGACCACAGATGCTTCGACCGGCGAGTTGCCCCGCCGGTCGTCGCTGCGATCAGATCACCGACCACACGATGTACGCGTTGCCGACGAGGCCCGCCGACGCGCCGCTCGCCACCGAGCCGGTGACAAACTGCGTGCTGGTGACCTTGCGCGACATCGAGCCGTTGGTGCCGGCGTTCGTCGCGCTGTTGAGAACCTTCGCCGCCGTCGCCAGACTGGCGCCGTCGATCAGCGTGTCGTTCAGCGTCGTGGCGTTCGCGGCCACACCGACATCGATGGTGCAGGCGCCGGTCGTGAACGTCGTGACATCGAGGTGCACGCTGTGGACGAGGATCGCGGCGCCTGCTGGATTCGCCCACGCGAACACGCCGCCCGCCGTGTCGACGGCGGCCAGCGCGACCTTCGTCACGCGTGGCACGCCGACCGTTGCCGTCGCTGCGATCGTCATGGTCCCGTTGACGGTCAGCGTGCCGTCCACGACCCACGACGAACCGCCCTGTTCCTGGTAGTTGGCGCTGTTGTAGGTCATGGTCAGACCTCCGCCGGGCTCACCACCTCAGCCGCGGCTGCCGTGGTCGAGCTCGTCGCGGTTGGCGCCAGCCGCGCGCCGTACCGGATTGCCAGGATCTCGCCGAACGCGATGTTGGCCGTCGCGCTGGTGCGCACGCCCTGCACCCACCGCTCACGCGGCGCGCGCACATCGACGATCAGGATCTTGCCGTTGACGTCGTCGTTCACCGCGCACGTCACTGCGGCCGACGCGCCAGTCAACGCCGTCATGCCGGTGTCGCTGTCCGACGTGTTCTGCTCGACCTTCAGCGTCGCCACGCCGGTTGCCGTGCTGTCGGTGATGGTGGTGACGAACACCACGCCGTCCCAGTTCGACATGTCCAGCCGCGTGCTGTTGCTGTCCGTGCTGCTCGAGTTCGACACCGCGGCGCCGACGTAGTCGATCGCGACGTTTTCGTTGAGCTGTCCGATGTGTGGCATTGTTTCCTCCTCAGGCCAGCTTCAAGCGCTGGAACGCCTCGGCGAGCACCGGCTGGCCGTCGAGGTACGTGCGACCGATGTAGCCGATCTGGTCCGTCGCGCTGTACAGCTCGGCCAGAACCTGCAGCTCGTAGCGCCCCGTCTCGGCGATGTAGTAGTACGAGAAGTCGCCGATGATCGCGACGTACAGGCCCGCCGTGAACGTGTTCGGCGCGTACTCGCTGACCAGGTACGGCACGTCGCAGATGGTCGGTGGCAGGCCCTGCGTGATGCCGCCGCCCGGTCCAAGCCCGGGGCTCCACAGGTAGTTGCCGTTGCCGTCTTTCAACTTGCGAACCCGCGCGATGGTGTCGCGATGCATGATCCAGCGCGTGCCGGGCCGCGACCAGTACGCCGCCTTGAGCGCGTGCTTGGTGTCGAGGAGATTGTCGGCGGTGAACGACGTGGTCGCGCTGGCCGTGGTGTCGCGGCTCGTCGGGATGCCCTGCGCGCTGGCAGTGAACACGCCGAGCGGCACGCCGGCAGCGCCCGAGCCGGTCATGAACGCCTTCTCCTCGGTCACACCAAACTTGTAGGCCAAGCGTGCCTGAACCCACTGCTCGATGTTGATGCGGCTCTGGTTCACCAGTGTGCGGCTGATCTTGACCTGCTTGGACAAGCGCGACGGTCGCAGTGTGCGCAGGCCAGTCGCCATGCTGGTGTCGGTGGTGACGCTGGCGATCTCGGTGAGCCAGTCGGCGTCTGCCGGATCGGTGTCCCACGTCGGTGCGATCAGCTCAGTGCCGACGTCCATCGGGATGACCGTGGCCAGCCGCCGCAAATACACTTCATCGTCGATGAACTTGATGATGCCCTGCGCCAGCACTGCCGGAGCGACGAGATACCCGCCCTGGGCATCGACACCGGCGCTGAGGTCCTTGCGCTCGGCAGCGCTGAGCTGCGCGCCCTTGAACCAATTGCGCAGCAGGCCCAGCTGGCGATCTTCGGTCGCGCTGCGTGCCTCGACACCACCGACGCCCAAGCGCGCCTGCGGCTGCGACGCTTCGGCGATGATGCCGGCTGCGCGCTCGCCGCGCTCGAGCCGCTTTGCCTCGGCGATGCGCCCGTCGAACTGCTCCATGATCGTGTCGTACTGCGCCGACTGCTCAGCGCTCATGCCGCTCGGCGATGCCTCGAGCAATGCCCGTGCACGACCGTACAGCTCCGTGGCCTCGTTGTAGAGGCGCTGTGTGTCCGCCATCTTATGATCCTCCCTTGTGCAGCAGCGCCAGCGCAGCCGCTGCAGCGCGCAGTTGCCGTGACCGATCGACCGGGACAGCGAGTGCTACTCGAGCGGCGCGCTCCTCGTCGGGATCAGGCTGAGCTATCAGGCGCACGCTGGTCGCGCCCAATTCCACCGCCGCCTCGGCGATGCTGTTGATCAGTTGTGTGTCGCGCGTGCTGTGCCGCGCGCCGGCCTTCATCGCCGCCTTCAGCGCTGCAAGCAGCGTCGCGATCGGCAGCCGGCCATGAGTCTTCGCCGCGACGGTGGCGCTGTTCGCGCCGAACAGAACGTCGCTGGTCTCGTAGAGTTTCAGCTCGCGCAGGTTGCGGATAACGCCGATCGGCGATGCCGCATCCTCGGCGAAGTCATACCGAATCGCATCGAACGCAAAGCTCATCTCCAGCGGCACGCCGCCGCGGATCGCAGCCAGCACTTCGTTGCCGCGTGGCGTGTCGAGGTAGGTCCGCGTGACCTCGGCGCCGCCCGTGGCCGTCGGCGCGCGCAGCAGGACCTCCGCCGGCAACGCCTGGCGCGGTACCTCGCGGATCGACTCGATCATCGCGATCGGCGGCGCGTCCATGTCGTGCTGCCAGAGGTGCAAAATGCGCGTGCCGCGCTCCCGCAAGGTCTTCTCCATCGCGCCGTTGTGGATGACGTCGGCGTAGCTGTCCATGTTCCCGAACACCGAGAACACGCCGGTCACCGTGCGATCACTGACGCCGCTGGGCGCGATGACCACGGCCTTGCGCTCGTGGCGTGGCGCCGCTGTTCGTTCTTCGCTTGCCACCTGCTCCTCCGCCCAGCGCTGTGCGCGCTCTGACTGCCGCCGCGTGCCTCCGCCCCACAGCGCGTGCGCCACGACGCCCGGCGACGGGTAGTCATCGTGGCTGGGGTTCGCTGCCGGCGCGTCGAGGTCCGTCATGTGCCGCGCGAACCACGCTGCCATGCGCACGGCCTTGTCCTCGCTCACGAAGCCGCCGGCCATGGCCCGCGCTTCGCGCACGGTCTGCGCCGTCACGCCGTCGCCCGCCAGGCCCTCGCTGTACCACTCCAAGCCCCGGGCCGCGTTGCCGCGCAGCCAACCTGGCGCGTCGTATTTTGTCTCGCGCATCGCTGGCAGCGTTTTTGCGCGGTCGCTGTCGTCGTCTTCTTCGTCGTCTTCTTCGTCGTCCAGCATCTGGGCGACGTAGCCGTCGATGATCTCGCGCGCTTCGTTGACCACATCCTCGCTGAGGTTGGCGGTCTGCGGCAGTCGCGACGCCGCAGCGCGCAGGCCGCTGCTCAGCACCGTCAGCTCCCCGGCCACCACGTCGGCGATGCCGAGCTTGTAGCTGCCGCGCAGCTCCGGGCGCTCGTCGTCGTACACGAGGAACGCCTGCCGCGCCAGCTCGACGTCCGGCTCGTCGCTGTCGAACATGGCGAGCTCGAACACACGCGCAGCAGCCGCCGCGCCGTCCCACGGCAGATCATCGTTGAGTGGCAGATCGCGCGACGCGCCGATTACCCAAGCCATGCCGTTCCCTCCGTCGTGGTCAGTATAGCATCAGTCACTCAGCACTGGCGACAACGCGCATCGGCAATTCGGATGCGCCGGCACTTCGCGCCCGCCCTCGAACGGCGCGCCGAGCACGACGACTTGTCCGTTGAGTCCCTGGCAGATGGCGCAGGCGTTGGTTTCCGCGACCCACTGCATCCGGTCGACCTCGCCGCTCTCCTGCCACGCCAGTACCTGGCCCCGGCTGTAGGCGTACGCGGACTCCGTCACCGCGATCATGAACGAGCGGTACGCGCTGTCGAACGGCCGCAGCTCGACGCCGTCGGCCGTCGTCTCGACCACGCCGCGCAGCAGCGCCGCGGCCTGCTGGTAGCTCAGCCCCTCGGCGTCGACACGCGCCAGCACGGCGCGGACCTCGTCGCGCGTGACGTCGGCCACGCGGCGCACCTTCTGCGCCAGCCCGGCGATCGTCTCCTGCACACGCGGGTTGCGCAGATCGAACGCCAAGCCGAGCTGCACCTGGCCGCCGGCCCGCTCCCACGCGCGCTCGAGGAGCAGCGGGTAGAACTGCCGCATGATCTCGGCGATCTCGGTGCCGTCGTCGAGCTGCCCAACGACCAGCTCCGACTGCGCTGGCGTCAGGCCGCCGGTGAACGGATTGTACGGCTCGTCCGTCATTGCACGTTCCTCGCCCGCTCGGCGTCGATCTCGCGCTGCGCCACGCGCTCGAGCTCAACCGCCGCCGTCCGATATTGCCCATCGACGTAGCGGCGCAGCCGTCGGAACATCGACTCCGCCACGTCGTCGATCGGTGGCGCCACGTACTCGGCGATCGGATGCGGCGCCCTGGGCGCGGCCCGCGTCTCGACTGGCGCGTCGGCTGCCGTCGGCGGCGCGTCGGTCGTCGGCGTCAGCGTCGGCATGCCGATGACTGGACTGTGCTGCGCGTCGAGCAGCTGCACCGACGTCGGCAGCGCGTACACGTCGCCCGCGTCGTCGATCGGCAGCATCAGCGCGTGACGCGCTTCGTTGCGTGTGATGATGCCCGCCGACCAGGCGTTGATCGTCCGCGTCACGCGCGCAGCCTGATCCTCCTGCAGCGCCGCGACGTTCGACAGATCGTAGCGCACCACGACGCCGAACGGATCGCCGAGCGACGCCTGGATCTCGCCCTCCCACATGCGCCACAGCGGGATCAGCGTCTGCTGCGTGTACGATACCCGAGCCTCGGCGTAGTTGCTGTAGGTCGAGCGGTCGAGGCCGATGCCCAGGCCCGCGACGATTGCCGGAACGCGGAACGCCGCGGCGATGTGCGCCTCGGGCACGCGCATCAGCGCATCGAACGCCAGCTCGCTCATGGACAGGCCGACGCGCTGCAGCGTCACACCTTCCTCGAGCACGGCCACGCCGCCGCGCTGGTCGCCGCCGTAGCGCTCAGACCACTGGGCGCGCATGCGGTTCACCGCCGTGTCGTCGAGCATCAGGCCCGCCGGAGTCTGCAACACGACGCGCGGCATGGCGTCGTTCTTGAGTAACGCTCGGACGTAGCGCATGGCTTCGTTGGTGGCGTCGACCTCGGCGGCCACGGCCACGATCGGCGACAGCGCGACCCACGGTTGCTCGAGGTCGACACTCGGCCAGCGGATCTGGATGACGTCCTCGACCGGTACCGGCTGCTCGGTGCCGTCCGCGTTCACGTAGTCGTACCGCGAGATCCACATCCTGGCGCTGGCGTCCGTCGACGGCACCGGCACCATCTGGCCCGCGTGGTACGGCCACAGCTCTACGGGCACGCCGCGTCGATCGCGGACCACGTGGATGTAGGCGTTGCCGCCGACGGCCGCGTAGACGGCGACGAGTGTCCAGAACTCGCGCTGCGAGTGCATCGGGTTCGGTCGCGACAGCAGCCGCGCCAGCGGCGATGCGCCCATCTCCTCGCCCTGCGCGTTGTAGCAGCGCAGCACCGGCTCGACGAGATCGAAGGCCAGCGTACTGACGCAGGCGTACACTGCCGCGTTGCGGCGGTAGCCGTCGCGCGACAGCGCGCGCCACGTCGGATCGAGCACAGTGGTGTCGACCCAGCGCGGCACGATGGCGAGCCCGCCGGCTTTGAGGAACATCCGCGCCAGCCCGTAGCGCAGCCGCGTCGACCAGTTCATTCAGCGCCCTCCCACTCGATCGCGATCTGCCGCAGGACGTCAGGCACGTCGCGCTCTGCCTGGCCGATCACGACGCGCCCCACGCCGGCAGCGACCACGAGAATCGCGCAGTTGTGACACGGCACGTCGGTGACAAACAGCGTCGCCCCAGCTGCGCGCCGCCCGGCCTCGAGCAGCGCCGCCGCTTCGGCGTGCACCGCGTAGCAGTCGTGGTACGCCGGATCGACTGCGCCGTCACGATGCGCTCGGCGGCACACGGCTGCGCACGACACCATGTCGCGCGCGCCGATCACCACACGATTATAGCCGACGCCGACGACGTCGCCATACTGCACCACCACCGCGCCGATCTGCCGGCGCACGCACTGCGACTGGCTGGCGGCCTGCCGCGCCGCTTGCATGATCGGACTCATCGTGCCTCCCAGTCCAGCGCTTCGGCGATCACCGGCAGCTCCGCCGCCAGCACGGCGCGACAAGCGATCGCCACGCGTCGGTGCTCGAGCTGCGTTGACGCAGCGCACCGCAGCTGCAGGTAGTGAATCCACGATCGCAGCGAGCCGGCCATGTACATCGTCGTCTGCGTCGCCTCCGGCAGCACCATGCGCGCCGACTCGTACGCCACGCCCGCCGCGACCAAATCGGCGTACAGCGCCTGCGTGGCAACCATGTGGTCGGCGACGCGCTGCGCCAGATCGTCGCGCGCCATCGGTACATCGCCGTCGCTGCCCTGCCGCGCTGCGCCCTGCGCCCGCAGCTCGATCGCCGTCACGTCGGAGGCTACGGTGGCGTAGCGCTGCGAGAACTCCTGGAAGGCAAACGAGCGATGGCGCAGGATCTGCCGTGCGATGGCGCGGCTCGTCGTGATCTCCAGCGTGGCGTGCACCATCTCGAACGGCGACCAGTGGTTATGCTCGATGAGGTACCGCAATAATCGCCGGCCAGTTGCGTGGTTGCCCTGGTTCGCCGGGTTCGACACGCGCGCGCAGTACACCACCAGCTGCTCCGCGTTCGGCGTGATTGCTACGAGTCGCATGATGTCTCCATGTAATTCATCATCGCGCTCACTGCTGCGTTGCGCACACGCCGAAACATTCCGGCGTGCTGTAGTCATCGTCGCCCAGCAGCTCGAGCGTCGGCTGCGCGTCGATCTGTTCGCGCAGCGCCGTCAGCGTCAGGCCGCTGCTCATGAACGACAGCGTGCGGCCCATGTAGTCACTCATCTCGCGCTCCACGCGTTCGCGCTCAGCGAACACCTCCGGCATCGTGCGGTACAGATGCGCCCACTCGCGCTTGCCCTGCCGCACGCAGCCACCGGCGCAGTTGTTGTGCTTGAACCCGAGGTCGTACAGCACTGGCCGCCGGATGCCGACGCTGGCGTACCACGCGTCGATCTGTGCGCGCGTCACGTTCTGCTCGATCAGCGGGAACCGCAGCGTCAGGTTGATCGACCGATCATAGGCCAGCTTGCGGTACCGCTGCGCCAGACGCTGGGCGCGATGCCGCTCGGTAGCGTCGATGCCGAACATGATCACGTCGCCGTCCTGCACGAAGCGGTGCAGGCGCGCAGCCTTGAGCTCGCGGCTGCAGAACGGCGTGCGGTCGTTAGGCAGCGCGCTGTTATCGTAGCCCAGCTCCTCGACGTTCCGTCCGTCGCTGTCCGTCGTGATCGGATGCCGCAGTACCTGCTCGAGATCGCCCAGGAACCGGTACAGATCGTCGTGCTCCCATCCGGTGTCGTTGAAGTACAGCACCACCTCGGCGCCGGGATTATCGCGCAGCGCCATCATCGCCACGTACCCCGATGCCAGACCACCACTCACCGTGCAGACAATACGCATGACCTACTCCACATAATAAAAAACTCTACCCAGCGATGCTCAACAAAAAGAATCCATCGGCCGCAGCAGCGCCGCGACGCGGCGCCGCGCGATCTCGCAGTATTCATCGTCCTGGTCGATGCCGACGAAGCGTCCGGCGCCCGCAGCGATCGCGCCGCGGCCCGTGCTGCCCGAGCCGCAGAACGGATCGAGCACCACGCCGCCCGGCGGCGTCACGAGCTGGCACAGCCACGTCATCAGCGCCGTGGGCTTGACGGTCGGATGCGTGTTGTCGGCCCCGTCGTCGCGATCGGCGCGCTGGGCCTTGGCGCAGTAGAAGTAGCGCGCCGCTTCGCCCATGCCGGACGTCGCGATGTCGCTGCCGTCGTGCAGGACGTTGGCGGGCCAACGACCGAGCGGATTGCTCATTGCCGGTCGGCGATCGCCATCGCGATTTGACGAGACAAAGCCCGTCTCATTCAATCCGATTGACGACGGTCGTGTCGTCCACACCGCATGCCGGATCTTGTCGTCATCGGCAATGGGCAACCGGCACGCATCGATCTGCAGCGAGCCGGTGCCGTACGCTGCGCCGTTGGCCGCGACGGTGCCGCGCAGTGGCTTGCGCGCCATGATGATCGGCTCCACGGCAGGCTTCAGCGACGCATGGCTCTTCGGGAACCCGCTGCCGTGAATCCACATCAGCATGTCGCGGATATCCCAGCCGGCGTCCTCGATGGCGACGGCGAGCCGGTGCACGGTCCGCGTGCCGCCGAACGCGAGGAGATGCGCGCCGGGCTTCGCCACGCGCAGTGCCTGAGCCCACGCATCGACGCCAGGCACGCCGCCGTCCCAGTGCCGGCCCATCAGCCGGAACCCGTACGGCGGATCGGTGACGACCGCGTCGACGCTGTCCGCATCCAGCGTCGCCATAATCGCAGTGCTGTCTCCATGTCTCACATCGATAATCATCGTGTCTCCTAGTTGACCACGTTCGGCAGCGTGACCATGTACGGCCTGTACGGCGTCTTGCTGTCCGCGCCGCTGGCGCGACTGTACAGCAGGATCAGCGACGTACCGCTGGGCATGATCGACACGCTGGCGTACTTGAACGCCGCGTCGCCCGTCCACAGCCGCTCGTTGAGCCCGGTGCTGCGGCGGCGGTACACCTCGGCGCGGTAGTTGGCGTTGCGGTTCAGCAGCGCGTAGTACACCGTGCCGTTGACCATGAACGAATCCCAGATCTCGACGCTCTGCGCCGGCTGCAGCGCGATCTCGCTCATCGAACCCCCCTGAACTCAACGGCCCGCAGCAGCGGCAACGCACCGCTCACGCTGTCGACCTGATCATCATGGCGCCCCGACGGGAACGCCGTCACCTCATCGAGGAACTCGCGCGTCCACGCGCCAGCCACGAGCCGCACCTTGCCGGCCTCGGCCCGCGCCGCCCACGGCATGGCCCGCGCGATCTTGTCGCGGTCTGGCGTCACGCCACGCATCGTGATCGCCGCCAGCGCAGGATCGCGCCGCAGCTCCTGGATCGCCGCGAGTCCGTGCATCGCCTGCTCGATGGCGTGCACGACGCGTGGCTCGGCCAGCATGCAGTCGCGGATCCGCTGCCGGGCCTCCGGCCACTCCCATCGGCCGCGCACCATGTCGCGCAGGTACACCACGCCGTCCGGCGCCATGGCCACGGCGACCGACGCCGTGTAGTCCGCCGACGTCTTCGTGCTGGCCGCGAGGTCCCAGTACCGAACCCAGCGCAGGCCGTCGGGCGCAGCATCGACCACACTGAACCAGGCGCGCTGGAACATCGCGCCGCTGGGATCAACGAACTCGCCGTCGATCTCCTGCGCCGCGAACTCCGATGTGTACTGCGACTCGAGCGTTGTCACGAACTCGGGCGGCAGGTAGGGATTGTCGCGGCTCGATGAGCGGATCAGCGCGTAGTCGTCGCTGTTGGTGCGCCACACGTCATGCACCCAGTTGCGCCCGCGCGGCGTCGTCGTGACCCACGCCCGGCCCGGCTGGACGCGCAGACGGCCCAGCATGATCAGCCACACGTCGTGCGCCATCATCGCCGCCTCGTCGAGCCAGAACCACGCCAGGTTCGGGCCGCGCAGGCGATCCGGATCATCAGCGGATCGGAACAGGATCGTCGAGCCGTTGACCAGCTGCATGCGCATCTCGGTGCGATGCCACGACGTCACGATGCCGCCGCGCTGGGCGAGGTCGGCGACGCTGCGCAGCGTGGCGTCGCGCAGCATCGGATACGTCGGCGCCAGCACCATGCCCACCGTACCCGCCGGCATGCGCAATGCCTCGACGGCGCCGGCGCGGCTCTTACCGCTCCCGACGCCGCCGACGAACGCCCGATACCGCGCCGCGCTCGCCCAGAACTCGCGCTGCGGTGTCGTCGCGCTGCTGTGACGCAGCGTGATGCTACGTACCTGGCGTGTCGCCGAGGTCGATGACAATGTTGGTCTCCTGCCGGATCGTCTGCTCGACGTGTTCGCGCTGCTGCAGGTACACCTTGCCCAGCCAGATCAGCATCGTGTCGCTACCGGCCTTGGCCTTCTCCAGCTGCAGTGTGCGCAGCTGGTGGTGCAGATTTGCACGGCCCATGCGTAAATGAGTCGCAAAACGGCGATGCAGTGTCGATTCCTGGCATCCCGCGAGTACCGCGATGACCTCATCGCTGTGCCCGAGCGAGGCCAGCTTCTCGATCTGCTCGCCGTCCAACTTGATCTTCTTGATCGGTCTCGCCATTCCCCGCCTCCTTGTGCCACGCGCGGCTCATGCGTACTACCGCCGTGTCCTCACGATACAGTGCGCCCAGGAGACCCAAACGCCGGTCTTGGTTGAGCACAAGGGGCTAGAGCTCCGGGCGATGCTGCGCGTCGAACCGCGCGACGTCGGCCCGCTGCATCGTCCGCGTCAGGCCCGCCGCAGTCGCCGCCGCCGCGATGCCTTCGAGGATGCGCGTGGCGACAGCCGCCGCCTCCCATGGTTGCCCACTGGCGACACCGACGAGCAGCGCCGAGCCGATGCCGGCCACCACGCTGAACAGCACGATCCACGCGGCGTCGAGGTTCGGCAGCGCCAGCTTCAGCAGCTCAACGAGATACCCGGTCACGACAGCTGCCGCACCGGTTGCGATGATGCTTTCCACAGGCTATCCCCACATTCTCAACAGGAACGACAGCAGGATCGGCACGCCTGCGCCGAGCAGACCGGCGAACGCCATGATCTTGATCATCGAGTGCTCCAGGCTGA